TAATCTAAACTTTCTAATAGTCTCTTTGTATAGTTATTCTTATATTTCTTCACTTTATTCTCGTACCTTTTCTTTTGTATTTCTTGTTCTACGAGTAATTTATCTATGTTCTTACCATAATTCTCTACTGGTGCTTCTGCTGCTGGTGCTTCAGTTGTTTCTACATCACCACCTTCATCTCCTCCAGTATCTCCACCAAAGTCATCACTACCGAAACTTCCTCCGCTTCCGAAAGAACCTCCACCGCCAAAGTCATCACCTCCAGTATCTCCACCTTCAGCAGCTTCACCACCTTCAGCATTTTCTGATCCACCAAACTCACCATATAAACTATCCACTCTATCAAACACACCTGTTTTCTTAATAACATTTGCAGTTTGTTCCATTTCAGCAGCGGCAGCTTTTTCAAGTCTTTGTTGTTCTAAGTCTAATCTAATCTCTTCTTCAGACATTCCTAAGATTTCTCTTTTTGCTCTTGTCATAGACATTGCACCGAAACCGTTACCAGAATCTGCTACACTATCTCTATAAACTTGTATCTTTTGAGCTAATTGTTCATTTCTTAACATATCAGCTTGTGTCGATGGATTGTTAAGTCCAATTGTAAAATTATCTAACTCATCTTCTAACCCTAAAACATATAAATGAATAATAGCAATTTTATTCAATTCCTGAATCATTGCTTGTTGTATTCTATTTATTGTTCTTGTAAATCTAATATCTTGTAACGCTAAGTTTTTACCATCACCATTAGCTTCCTCAAAACCTAAGAATGGTTTAGGAACTCTAAGTGCTGTAAATAATTTCTTTTGTAAAAACTCAATATCTGCAATCTCAGATAAATTAGTTGCACCTGGTAAAGTCTCTATCGGACTAGGTGCACTCTGATCTCTAACAGGAATAAAGTAATCTTGATCCTGTGCCATTTGATTATACTTAGTATCAATCTGACCTGTTTGTTGATCTATTACTGGACTCTTCTTAAAGTTATTAGCCATTTTAGTAACATATGCTGGTACATCTTGTTCATCGATATCACCAACATATATCTTAAATATTCTTCTCTCTGGTGCTCTTGTAACCCTATAGATTAACATTGCATCTTCAGATAGTAATAATTGTTTCCATATTCTTCTAGCTTTCTCTAAAACTGAAGTACCATAAGGTAATCTTCTATCGTCCCCTAATAATCTAAAGTGAGCAATTTGCCAAGCATTAAACTCATAGTCTTTATTCTTCCAATAGAAAGTAACTCTATCTTCATTATCGTCTAAATCCATATTGTTACCATTTATGTTACCATAAGTGGCTGTTTTAGACATAAAGTTTCCTTCTCTTCTTTCAATCTCAATATTTGGTAATTGTTTTACATCTGTAACACCTTTTTCAGGGTCAATATCTAGATATACCATATTATCACCATACTTACAAACATTTCTTGTCCACATAGGTAATGTTGTATGTATATCTAATCTATTAAAGAATAAATCTTGTAATATTCTTTTAACTCTTTTACTATCAGAAAAAATGTTTAATACTCTACCTTCACCATTTTGTGTTGTAGATTCTTCCATAAAGATATCTAATGCTGCTGCAATTTCTGGGAAGAATTCCATTCCCTCAAAATCAGAATATGAAGCCAATCTAGTTGTTTCATAAAACACTGATTGTTGGTAGATTTCATTATCTACCCTATGCCACATATTACCTAAGTATTTTGCTTGTTGAGCTTCTAACTTTTTGTATTCGTATTCTTCTTTAGATTTTGTTTTAAGGATTTCATTATCCCCTAAAGAATATCTAGACTTAGATTCAGCCTTTTTCTTTTCAGGTCCGAATAAGTTCTCTAACTGTTGAAATATTGTATATTTTTGTGCCATATTTTTAAACTATAGTTTTTCACTATTATAATAAATATCTATAAAAACTAAATGATACTAACCAACATAACCAACGATAACATAGTAACTAATTTTACCTCTAGAAGTGACTTTACCACTATAACCATCTACCGCTGCCTCTAACCCAGAAGGTTTTTTTGATTTACTTATATTTGTATCTGGTTTCCATTTATATTGGAAACCTCCGTAGGATGCTTTATTCCCTAAAAATTGTTTTTGTCCCATAGTAATTTATTTTTGGATTCCGAATAACCAATTAAAGTCTCCGTTATCATTATTATTCACACCACCTTGATTTACCTGTGGTTGATTATATGTTGGTGTATTAGGGTTGGTTGGAGGGTTAGTGTCTCTCTTAATAGTTTCATTACCACCATTAGTGATATTCAACCAACTATCCAACATAGCTTTTGTATGTTTCTTTGATTCTTCTAATTTCTTAAAGGATGTTTGCACAACAAATATTGCCATTGCATACGCCATAATAATATCATCATGATATCCCGGCATATGATCAGGTCTATTATTCTTATAAACAAATGTCCTCAACTCTTCAATCATTCTTTGTGATCGAATAATTGTTTTTCCTTCTCTAATGTGTTCCTCTAACTCAGATACCATCTGTAATCTTGTATTACCAACATTAAAACCAGGAACTTTATCACCTTCTTTATATTTTGCTCTTGCGTATTTTTGACTTAATTTTCTACTCTTAGGGTCATCATAGTGTAAAAACTTATAATCCATCTCCATAAGTTTAAGGACTGTTGCTACACCCATACCACCTGTAATATCCACAATGGTATATGCGTTATACATGTTACCATACTTAAATACTACTTCTGCTAACATATCTGGTGGTATCTTTGCTTGAAACTCAGCCACTTGTTCTAAACCATCAAAATCTAAGATTACAATTGTTGAGCTATCTTTTCCATCACCTCTAGATACATCACAACCTAAGATATATTTATGACCTTCTATTGGTTTCTTCCATATCCACATAGACCTTTCTATTTCAGACATAACTTCTGGCTCCATTACATTATTCTCTTCATGATAAGTAACGTGTTCATCATCAACTACATTACCTCCAGAACCAATAAAAGAAACATCTAACTCTTGTGCTATCTTCTTAGGGTCACCCATATCTGCTGCCATCTCTTCATACCAAGGAGATGAAGGTTTCCAACCATCCTTTATCATTACATCGTAGTCATCAATAGATGCTTCAGTTGTTTCATATGTATTACCAGAATATTCCCATCTAAGTTTTGTTCTATCAACAGTCTTACATATTATTTCTTCATCTTCACCTTTTAACCATCTAAGACCTCTATTATATCTAATATCTTGATGCCATTTCATTTCAACAATATTAAAGTTATTGTCTTTTGATTTTGCACCATTATAAGTTTTATAATATAATGGGTCCATTCCGTTAGGTGTTGAAATTAGAGATACTTGACCACCAGTACCTAATGAAGCTAAGGCAGCACCAAATACATCTGCACCATTGTCTATAAAGGCAGCCTCATCCATTACTAAGAATGTAGGTGTGAAACCCCTTAAAGCATCTTTTGATGTCGCCAGTGCTCTTATTTCACATTTTGTGTTTTTTATCTTTAAGTGTCCTTTGGAGTCTGTATCTAAATAACTCTCTTCCAAATTACTAATACCCCATACCCAATATGGTATCTGATCTAAGAAATCTTTTACTTTCTTTAAGAACTCTTGTGCCAATGTTTGTTTGTTGGCAAGTATCAATACTTTATGTGGGTTGTCTGGATCACCAAATGCACATTTGGCTGCGATATAGGCTGCTGTGGTTGTTGATACACCAGCCTGTCTGGGTTTTGTAATTATGTTTCTGTTAAACTTTTCGTATGACTTAATGATTTGTTTTTGCTTATAGAATAACTTAAACGGAACCATTCCCTTTTGAGTTAAATCAAATGTCTTAAAGAATGTTTCTATAGAAAATATAGGGTCACCCAAACATTTGGCAAAAACTTGTAACTGCTCATTTTTATTCATACTTATTTTAATAATAAATACTTAGAATGAAGTAAATTAAAAATAATCACGTATAACGTCATTAAAATCCCTATTTACATTATCACTATCAGGATAATAATAATCTAAGTTTCTAACTGAGAGTAGTCCTCCAGAATAATAATTTCTAAGGTATTCATAAAGGAAGCTAGTAAAATAAGAAGCTTCAGGATTTTCGCTAGATTCAATAATATAATCATCTATCATTTTCTGATATGTTTTGGTAATATCAAATACTAACATATTATCTTTACCCCATTTACCTTCACTTTCTAATAAACCTTCTATTTCATCTTTAGCTTCTTTCCATAATTCACCTTCAGCAGCACTATTATAAGCACTATTATAAGCACCAGTTAAACTATTTGCAATGTCTTCATTTGATAAATCACTTTCATCTATAAGAATACCTAAATTATAACCATCTATGAGAATTGTTTTTAATCTTTCATCCACAATTAACTCACCATCTTCATTTATTATTTCCTCAAACTCATTTCTATGTGATAAATCTCCAATTGATTGACCATTATAATTTTCTATAATGTAATCTATAATATATTTAATGTTTTCATCAGATAATGCTTCTGTGATATCTGTCATAGGGTAATCATAATAGTTAAACATCTCATACCAATCTTCCCCTAAAATACCACGTACCATATCAGGGCTATCAAATAAGTCAGCAAACTCTTCCCAATTATCTACAGATAATATAACTCTACCATCTTCTA